GTTGTTCTATACCATATGTAGCCATACTTCTACCATAAGATTGTTCGTATAATTGTAATAAATCTGTTGGTCCTTTTAAATAACCATAAGTTTCAGCTAAACATGCATATAATATTAAATCTGGGTAGTTTGTAGATACATAAGTTGTAGTCGCGTCACTAGCTGTAATACTATCTGGTTGCTTAACATATGCAACATGGCACACGTAAGCAGCATCGGGTGTCGGGGCTAAAAAAATAGTAGATGCATTTCTGTTAGCATAGTATTTTGGAATATTATTAGGTGCAGCTGCCGCTGTACCAGGTGTGTTATAGTACTCTTCCATAAAAGAAGTATCTCTAAGTTCTAAATTTTTTCTAACAGCTGGTGTTTCGTTTGTATCATTAATGTAAATATATCTTATAAATCTTGTATTAGCTGGTGCAGCAACTTCTCTATTACCTGGAGTCAAAGTAATTGTATCATAGAAACGAGCGTCATCTGTATCTGTTTCTCTAAATATTCTAGCTTCAGCATTTTTAACAATAGTTTTAAGAATAGCATCATTTAATACTGTGCTATCAACTTCTGTGTAACTTCTAATATCTGATTTTAATTCTCCAAAATTCATAATTATGCCTTAAATACTACCGGTCCAGATGAGCACTGTAAACCGCCTCCTGTTGCTGTTGTACTAGCTGCTACTTGATTAGTAAAGTTAAAACTATTAAAAACTGTAACTGTTGGTGGCTGTCCGGGATTTGGAATTACGCTTGCATTCATAGTAATTTCAAAAGATCCATAAACTTTTGCACTATTATCATGTGAACTTGCTGTTGTATTAGCCGGTACTACACCTCTAAATGGAGCTGCTGTTCCTCTTACACAACCGGTTAAATCATTACCAACCTTACCTGTATATTGAATTGTCTCATTTTGAAATAATAGTGTTGTTGGATTTATTTTTTCAATAAATATAAATCCACTGTTTGGAAAATTACTTGCATCATTTAAAGTTATTGTAGTAGCAATATCAGTAATTGCACCATTTAAAGTAGATTGTAATTGTATAGCTTCAATCGGTACATTTGATACTCCAGTTTTTAATTCATTGAAAACTACAAAATCTCCATCTTTGTAACCACTATTTGGAAAATTACATATTATTACATTTGATCCTGCAGTTGAACTAAAAGGATTTTCAGGAAGTATGTCGAATGTTGGTGGCTCAGTTCTGTCAGGTCTAGCGTTTTGTAAACCTTGTGGGTCACCACCGATTGGTATTGGATTTAATTGAGGTTGTTTAGGTTCATATTCTGAAATATGCACAAAAGCTCCGTTCCATTCTCTTACCATTTCATTATAGGGAAACTGCATTCCTGACCGATCAGAGATTGCTAATGCGTGTCTGCCTTTTGATAAATTAGTCATAATTAATTACCGTTCTTAACGTCTAAACTGTCTCCATTTAATACATATAAAATATCTATTGCGGCAGATATTGCAATATCTGCTCCTGCACTATCTCCAATTGCTCTAAATTCAATATCTGTTTTTTCATTAAATTTTAAAGGAATTTGATATTCTTGATGACGAGATCCTTCAGCAATAACAAATTTATCTTCGACTCTGAAGACACCTCCATCAGGTCTAGCTAAAAACCTAACAGTTGCATATTTATTATTTTGTGTTGTTGCAACAGTAACATCAGTTTGTAAAACATAAGCCGTAAAGTTAGCAGGGACTGTCCATAAAGCCATTAATGTTTGATTATCACCAATTGCAATTGTTGCATAAGGTATTGCAGGAACTCCACCTGCAGGAGCTGCCTCGGTTCCAACGTAGATAACACCTTCATTACTTCCTGTAGTTCCAGAAGTATTAACAACAACTCTGTTTACCCTTATCCAATTATTAGCTAAACCTAGTTGAACAGCTGTTTGTCCATTTAAATCTACCGTAACACTAACTTCATTGTAGTCAGCGTCTAATCCTGAAATAGTTACGTTTTGTGCTCCAGTTCCAGCGGCTGTATCGTTTGCGCTTGAACTTGAAACATACAAAGTAGATGCACTTGTTAAATAAGTATATAATCCTCCTTGGGCCCATACTGTTTCTATTGCATTGTCGATATCAGGATTAAATCCAAACTTAAGTATAGGTTTATGAAAAGCTATTTGTTGTTCTGCAACTTGTAAGTAAAAAGGTTCTGTTTTACCTTGTTTAGTTATAGAAGTAACTTTTCTTGTCATTTACTAAATCTCCGGAAAATAAGTTCTCGGTGTTACAAATAAACTAGAAGAAGATCCATCATTTTGTAATGCTCTTTGTAGTTCATCTTCATATAACATTTTTAAGTTTTGAACTGCAGCTGGTTGAAATTTAAGTGCTAAATAATAAGAAAGTCCCGCTACCATACAAGGTACAAATCTGTAAGGCACATCTGCTTGATTAGTATAAGCTCCAGCATCTTGAATTCTTGAAGCATAATAATAGTTAATACTATTGCCGGCTTCAGTCGCTCCTGGAGTTAAGAATAAAGTTATTGTTATTCTGTCAATAAATCTTTGAACAAAAAATTGTGTGGGCGAACCCTGTTGTGATTTATCTGCAAAAGATTGATAGATTGATCTATTTATTTTAGTTAATGGAAAATCTATGTTTTGTTGATTTCTATAAGAAGCTTCTAAAATATCATCAACTCCATAAATAGCGTTAGCATCTGAAGTACCATCTTCAGGTGATCTATACATAGTGTATAGGTTCTTACCTTGCACTAAAGTTAAGTTATTGTTTTTTATTTCCCAATAGTGAAGACCTCTATTAGACCATTCTTGAAACATTATGTTTAATGATCTTCGAGCAGAGCTTAATTGTTGACCGGTAACACCAGTCATATTTATTCGTTCATACGCTTCGTGAACTATATCATCTATAGAAAAACCTTTTTCAAAGGTCGTTGTTCCCGAAGTAGTGTTAGCCATGAGCTTACGCTCCCGTAATAGTTATAGTAACGCTTCCGCCTGCTCCAGTTAAATTATAAACAATTCCTTCTTTAAATAAAATACCTGAACCTGGAACATAAACTTCTAAACCTTCTTCACCATACCTATAAGTAGCTAATAAATTTCCAGGTGCTGCTCCACCTGCTGTTGCTGCATCGTAAAGTAATAAAGTAGAATTTGTTATTCCTTTTGCTTGAATAGAAGTAATTCTAGCTCTACCTGTTTTACCTAATGTATCTGCTCCTGCAGCTACTCCAAGGTTTAAGGTTGTTTGATCTGATGTTGCACTTCCTGACATATTTTTTCTCCTAAGTTACAGAGCTACCGAAGTAGCTCTATAAAAATTAATTATACTCTAACCCAGCCGTAAGTTGAACCGCTGTAAATGTATTGACCTGAAGTAGTTCCAAATCCTCTTGGAATAGGTGTACCTTTACTATAGTCTGTTCCACCGACTCCACTAGCTCCAGACACAACTCCTTCAATTCCACCAGCATCGCTAGAAAATACAAACTCATTAAATGCAAAACCATTTGAATTAGTTGTAATATTTTTTAATTGTATTGTATCACCAACACCTGGTGTTGCAGGCATTGTAATAATTATGTCTGCTGCTTGCGCGTTGTTATCTACAAATAATCCAGTAGCTGCACTTGCAGATTTACTTGCAGTGATAACTTCCCATGTAATTCCACCAACTGATGAAGTACTTCCGTCTGAATTTTGTATTATGATTTCACCATTGACACCTTCTGAAGTACTTGTTGCTGCTCTTCCAATGACCAATGGTCCTGTAAATGTAGTTCTTGCCATAATTTTTCTCCTTTTCCTAGTTAATAGATTATAGTCTCTAGGCCGTCGACTATACGCGTCTATAATCTTTTTAAATGTATAGTGTGTTTTTTATACAACAGTTTTTAATAGAGTGCAAGAGAGCCTACAGTGTGGAGTGAATTTTTTCCAACGATGTAGCTTTTTACTAAGTAGCTACTGAAACTTCAGGAGCAGAACCTTCAATGTTGTTCTGTCTATGGGCGATCTGAGCTTCTTCTAGCTTAATCTTTGTAATGATTTCTTTGACTTTGTCGTCAATTCTAACCATCTCAAGAGTATACCTATTATTATCTAGGTGCTCCTGTTCCCACTTCAACTCCAAGGACCTTTTTGCTTTGTATAGGTCTTGTATCATTTATAACTTCCTCATAAGTTATTCTATTTACCTTATTGTCATAACTGACACCAAGGTTTTCCCAAACTATACTATTTTCTCCTAGCTTGTCAAGGATTGCTTTTTCAAGCGATTGAGGGTTGTCTTCTGATATAACTTGAAACCTAGAGTGGTGATCGTAGGCCCAAATATTAACCAGAAAAGTTTTCATTTATTTGTTGAAATTATAAAGCTGAAATTTCTTCTTTTTTAGCTTTTAAAAAAGTTAGTTTTTCTTCAGCTAGGGCTAATTTTTCACCTGACGCAGTTTTTTTTAACTGTTCGTTTCTTTTAATTCCATTTTCAATGTTTTCTAAACAATGACCTTTATTTTTTGGTTTCCAATCAGCTGGTGCTTCTTTTAATCTTTTGTATATTCCCATAATTTTTCTCCTTATACTATTTATATATAGTTTTTAAAATTTTATTTCAAGTTGTTTATGAGGGGCGAAACCGCCCCTCATTTAATTATTTATTACGCTCCAGCAGAAGCATACATACCTCTTGGATCAGAAAATCCAAAAGAGTATCTTTCTCTTGCTTTGTATCTAACGTTACCAGTGTCAAAGTCACCTTCCATTTTAGTGGAAATAGGTGATCTGTTGAACATTTTCATGCCATTAGGAACATCAGTTTTAATATAGAACGCGTCTGTATCAGTTAAGTAATGATTAATTACATAACCTTGAGGTACCATTCCTCTAGATACGATAGCATTAATATTGTTATCTGCTGTATCCGTCTGACCTTTTGATTCCATTAGTCTCTCTGCTGTAAATTGCTGATTAGGGTGAATGATCATTTTCATTCCTCTAGCAGCGATTTTTAGACCTCTTTCATCAGTGAAAGCAGAAATATCAATTAGAGATTGCTCTAATGATGTTTCATTAAGGTCAGCAGGAGTTTGCAATTGGTTAGAGAATGTTCCAGCTAATGTAGGGTGGTTTACAATTGCTCCACCTGCATTATTACCGAAAAGTGATACTCCGTCACCACCTGCAAAGTTTCCATCGAAACCATTGTTCAGGACGTTAGCCGCTTTAACTTGTTTAGTATTAGCCATAGATCTAGCTAATGCTTTTGTATATCTAGACGCAAGTCTGTCATACAAGTTGTCTTCAATTGCTTCTTCAGTAATTGAAAACGCTAAAGCGATTGTTTCATGAGTGTAACGAGAAGTGAAAGTCTCTTGCGCATCATCAAATGATACACCTTGACCTTCAGCTTTAACTTGCGCATTACCGAAACCAGATAACATAACTTCTTCTTCAAAAGCTCTGTCAGATGATTCAGTATCGAAAATCTCAGCATGTTCGTTCTCGTAGTTTTTGTATTCCAAGCCGAATAGTGCATTCAGACCTGGCTCTAGTTCTTTAACTAGTTGTGATCGTGATATAGCCATAGTATTTTATCTCCTATTCCTAAGCTTAGTTAATGTACAAGTTACTTGCAGAATTAACTACAACAACCATGTTTACACCAGCTGCTGAAATGTCTTTGTTTTCAGGGTCTTGACCGACTCTGACAACTTTCCACATTTTAGTTGTAGCTGAACCACCGGCAACATTTAAAAGTACAGTCGATTGACCGTCTTTGTTGTCAGTAGCTGTAAACGATGTTACGTTGAAGCTTTTTCCGTTGTTACTTGTTGGACATGCAGCGTCCGTTTTGATCATGTATTCTTGAATTGGATCGTCATTCACGAATGCAGTACCATTGCTGCTTCCAGTATTATAGTCAGTTCCAAAGATTGTTCCTGCGTCTACAGAATTTACAAATCTTGGTTTTGCTGTTGAGCTATCAACGTAAAAAATTCCGTTGAAAGCACCTACTAATAATGAGTCAGCCCCATTATCGTAAGCAGCGCCACCATTACCTGTGTCGTCTGTAGTTGCGAAACTAGCATCTTGTAAAAAGCCTTCTGATCCACCTGCATCTTGCAGTGAAACAGGGTTACCTTTATAAAGACCTACTCCTAAACCTGACTCGACTAAGTATTCAGATTGACCGCCGATTGAAGGTGTATTACCTAATCTTTCGATCATTCTTAAACCAAAGCCTGTAGTTGAGCTATTAGCCATAGTTGTTTCTCCTTTATGTGCCTGTCCCGAAGGACCTCCAGCACGGTTTTAATTAAATTTAGCGGGTAGGAATTGTTAAAAAATTAACGTTTCTTCGAACCACCAAAAGTTACACGAGTTTGTCGATCACTATTGATCGGCATACTTGGATGTTGTTCCCTCATAAGATCGTTGTCGATTGCTTCATTTCTCTCCTGAGTTTGCTTTTTAAAGTACTCAGTTCGAGATTGTGCGATCTCTTCCGGTAACCTTGCCAACACAAGGCCGCCTACTCCGATAACTCCTGCGTATTTTCCTTCTTGCATAGTTGGAAAAACTCCATCTGGATATTCATCAGCTCTCACTAATTCATAACCTGATCTAAGTTTCCCTGACATATTTTTAGTGTCGTCAAACCCTAAAACTTCTGTCCGTAACCATCTATGCTTAAAACCTTTTGGCGCAGGTGGTGCATCTAAAGATGACGGGGGAGCCCATGTCGTAGGTCTTTTTTCTTTAGATCTAGACTGGCTTGCACGGGTGGTCTTTTTGTTTTCTTCCATATGCTATACCTCCTTCGTGATTTTTAACTGTTTCGCATATTCTTCCAGTGGCACACCTAATTTTTTAGCAATTGCTACCTGTGAAGGTGTGAGAGACACAGTTTTGCGACCGGGTTTGACAGAACGTCTAGCCGAAGCTACCGTTCGTACAGGTGTAGTCGTTTCCCTATCCTCACTTCTACCAAATTTGTGAGGGAATTCAAGTCTTATTCTTTTATCAACTTCTTCATAATAATCGTCAGAAGTTGGGTCAAAATCTTCTTCATCCACTAATTTTTTGTGTATATCAAAAGCAGTGTAAGTCATTGCACTATCTTTACCAAACCAACTGTTTCTTTGAGCCCAATCCTGTGCTTTTGGATCAGGTGTTCTAGTTTGTTCGGGTTTTCTAGACGGTGTAATGTTTACAGGTCTTTCCATAAGTTCAGCTTTAGAAGTAGTATCTTTTTGCTCTTCTAATCTTGCTTCCTCGTAACCAAGTCTAGCAATTTCTTTTTGAGCATTAACTTCAGCTTCCAAATCTCCAGCTTCTCTTGCGGCTGCTAATGTTGCATAAGTAGCCTTAAGATTAGATTGAATTTTTTCTTCTCTATCTTTTAAGCCACTTGTTTCTAGTTGAGAGTATTTTTTCTTAAGACTATCTGAAGTTGCTTTTACTGATTGTGCATAAACTAAAGCTTCTTCTTTTTGTCTTTCAGCTTCTCTCATTTTTGTAGTAAGTTTATCAATTCTTCTTTTGACTTTCTTACTATAACTTTCTAATTCTTCATCTTTCTCTTCACCTTCTGCCGGTGTTTCTTTTTCTTGTTCAACAGTTTCTACCTGTTCAACTTTTACTTCTTCTTTTTTTACTTCTTCTTTTTCCTCTGGTACATCAATATCTACATCAGGTCCTGACGTATCAATATCTACCATAGGAATATTTTTTTCTTCGTTGTCTGTTGGCATAGTTTCCTCCTATGAAATTAAATGTAATGCAACATAAATTCTGGGTCAGCAACGGTGCCCAAAACTTCGTCGTCGTTAAGAATACGAACTTCTCCGCCTTCTATTGGTAAACGTGATCCAGCATATCTTGCAAAAATCACCCAATCTTTTTCTTCACACCATGCGCCTTGAGGAAATTTTTCTTTATCCTTATAAGCGTCTGGTCCTATTTTTAAAACATAACCGCAGTTAGTTGCGATCCTTGCTTTGTCTAAAGATTCTTGTGAAAATATTAAACCACCTTTAGTTTTTTCTTTTGGTGTAAAAGGTAAAACTAAAAGTCTCCAACCAGAAGGTTCTGGTAGGTTGTCTATTACTTTGTCAACATTTGTTTCGTCAACTCTTTTTAACTTTTCTTCTTTTTCTTGCTCTTTATATTTTTCTTCAAGAGCCATCTTTATCTTCGGGTTTTCCGAAGTCGATAACGTTTCCTTGCTCATTTTTTTGCTCCTTCTCTTCTAGCAGGTTAGAGATTTCCTGTTGTATTATTTGTAAAGCATGTGCTTTACCAAGTAGATACTTGTATTTTTCCATATTGTCAACCGATCCAGATGTGTATGTTTCTTGAATTTGGTTGATTCCTTCTTTCAACATTCGTTGAATTTTGTAAACAATTGTTATTGGATCAATCATATTTTAAACGCCTGTAGTTCTTTTAGTTTTTCTTGCGCTTCTGTAATTTTAGCAATTAATTTGTCCACTTCGTCTATGTGTTGTGGATGCTCACCAATCCCTACAGAATTTTCTAAGTATATTTTAATTGTTGCATCAGCTTCAGCTATCTGTGCATTATATCTTGCTTCTAGTGCTTCTAGTATTGCTCTTTTCATTTCTTTCTCCTTTTTTTTAAAATTCTTACTCTTGTTTGCCAACACCATTCAGTGGCTTTAATAGCATAATTTTCAATAAATGAAAAAATATTATCAAGTTTTCCTAAAAATTTATATATAAATCTGTCTAGCATTTCCAACGTCTTCTGGCTTGTCTAATTCTAGAATTTGGATCATTTCTAGTTTTAGCAGAAGATCGTTTAAGTTGTCCGAGTGATCTCGCACAATATGACTTTCTACGTTTAGCTGCCGCTGAACCTTTCTTAACTTTCCCTGTTACTGCAGTTTTTAATTTTGATCCAGGATTGGCTTTTCTATAAGCTTTTACACCTTTAGCAGTCATACCAGCTCCAGACTTAGTTGGTCTGTAATTAGCTCCCGGACCTTTTGTTGTTTTTCTAATAGACATTATTTTTTCTTTACAAATGTTTTAACGTTGGTTGGTTTACCGCCCGGATTTCCAGCTGCTCTCTTTCGTTTGACAGCACTCGCCTTTTGCGAGCTTGACATCCGTGTGGCTTTTGCAA